TTCCTTGCATATAAGGTAGCATACTTTAATAAGGTATATGATGTATGTGAGAAGTTAGGTATGGACTATAAGAATCTCCGTAAGGGAATAACCACAGATCCTCGGATAGGTGAATCTCATACTCAGGTTCCTGGTATAGATAATGATAGGGGATTTGGTGGAACTTGTTTTCCTAAAGATTTGAATTCATTGATTCATCAAATGGAATCCCATGATATCAATGCAGACATGCTAACTGAGGTATGGTTGTATAATGAATCAATCAGAAAAGTTATTGATTGGGTGGTAACATGAACGACAAGATATTAGTTACAGGACATAGAGGTTTTATCGGACGCTATGTTTTTGCTGACTGGAGACGGACACACGGGTATCTGGTGAAGGGTATTGACCACCCTGATGACATAGTAGATTTTGAACCAGATGATTATCAATTGGTTATTCATCTTGCTGCATGGGCTGATATACGTGAAAGTATGGAGCGACCAGAAGCATACTATGTTAATAATGTAGCAAAGGCAAAACCTATATTTGATTGGTGTGCTCAGACTAAGACTCGTCTTTTATATGCTTCATCCAGTGCTGTAGGGGATTCCTATTGGGAGAATCCTTATGCTATGTCCAAATGGATTAATGAACAAATGGCACCTCCTAATAGCGTAGGGATGCGTTTCACGACAGTTTATGGACCTGAGAGTAGGGACAATATGATGTATGGAATGTTGAAAGATAGGACTGCACCATATGTAACTAATCACAGAAGAGACTGGATTCATGTTAAAGATGTGTGTAGAGCAATCAGATATCTTGCTGCTAAGACTGAAATAAATGGCCCTGTTCCAGTTGGGTATGGAGAATCTATTCCAGTTAAAAGATTGGCAGAAGCATTTGGTCAACCTAATCTTCCATTAAAAATAGATACTCCAGGTGAGGCAGAAGATAATGTTGCCGACATATCCATTATGTTAAGTACTGGATGGTCTCCCAGAATAAACATACTTGATACAGTAAATGCCGACATATAAAGAACAAAAACCAGATCTTTCACGTCCAGCAAAAAGATTTTTCCATATTCATATCCCAAGAACTGCAGGAAGATATTTGGATTGGAATTTTATGTTGAATGGATTCCAGATGGAGAATAATACTACTCCTAATATTGAGGGTGTAGAAGTTCAACATTTGCATAGAGATCTCTATGAACAATATTTGGATGTTGCAGGTATTCCTCATATCTCTGTTGTTAGAAATCCAGTTGACAGATTTATTTCTTGTTCCATATTCTTAAAGAGAATGTATGGAGATGATATACAAGATGCAATGGAAGATGAAAATTTATTTTATTCTATGCTTGAGAATTTTCCTTTTCAGGACGCTGGTAGAAATTGGTTTAGACCACAGATAGACTTTATTACTAGTGATACTCACCTTTGGAAATTTGAAGATGGGTTTGGTGATGACTTCTGTGAATGGGTTGGTGATATACTTGGTGTTAAGGGGTTTCATACAAAATCAGATGTGCCATATCCCAGGCTGACCACTGATGAGACCAAAAAATTGAAGAAGAGTGCTAAACTGGTAAATAACATTAAGTCTCTTTATAGGAAGGACATTGAAATCTTCTATCCCGAATTGGCAACACCATTCGAAGAAGGAACCTAAGCGTACCTTAAAGCCACAGGCACTGAGAAGTGCAAGAGAAAGACGTAGACAGTTGAAGAAGCGTCTACTAACCTCCTCCAAGGAGGTTTTTTCATGTATTATAGCCATATAACGAATACAACAGATGGCAGTTAAGTACGAAATCAAGTCCCAATTGGCAAAGTTGCTTGCTACAGAAGATCTGATAGTAGAGCACAAGCAAGTTGAAACAGCACAATTCAATGTAGACACTCGTGTATTGATTTTACCGTTGTGGGAGAAAGCAAGTAATACTGTATATGATATGTTGGTTGGTCATGAGGTTGGTCATGCACTCTTTACTCCTAATGAGGATCCTCCAAAGAATATCCCTCATCAATTTATGAATGTTGTTGAGGATGCAAGAATTGAGAAGTTGATGAAGCGTAAGTATATGGGTATTGCCAAAACCTTTTATAACGCATATAATGAATTGAACGATAAAGATTTTTTTGATTTAGAAGATGAAGATATTGATACTTTTAATCTTGCTGATCGGGCTAATTTATATTTCAAGATTGGTTCGTTCATTGATCTATCTTTTTCAATTTCTGAAAAAGAGATTATCGATATGATTGGAAAGTCTGAAACTTTTGAGGATGCAAAGAAAGCAGCACTTGCTCTTTATGAATATTGTAAGAAGCAGGTAGAAGATGGAAAAGGTGAAGGTGAGGAATCTGAATCAGAAAGACCAAATATAGGTCAAGATACTACTGAGTATGAAGAAGACCTTGATGAATCTGGTCATGAAATGACTGATGAAGAACTTGAGAAGGCGATGGAGAAGGGTTATGGTGGAACTGCTGAAGAAACTTCTAAAGCAGGTGATACTAGTGAACCAGAAGTTCAAACAGCTGAAATTTTTGATGGTAAAATTCAGGATTTAGCTGCTTCTCATAAACATTATAATATTGAGAATGTATATGTTGAAGTTCCTAAACTTAATTTGGATACTGTAATTGCAACTAATTCAGAAGTTCATCAATATATTGATGAAGATTTTGCAATTCAATCCAGAAGATTTCAAGATAATGGTGGAGTCTATCACTATCATCCATGTGAGGATCCAATTACTGATATATTCCAGTTACCTGATCAATCCTTTACCCAATTTAAAAGAAATGCAAGAAAAGAAGTCAGTTACCTTGTCAAAGAATTTGAGTCTAGGAAATCAGCTAGTGCGTATGCTCGTGCTGCTACAAGTCGCACTGGGGTTCTCGATACAACGAAGCTTCAGACATATAGATTCAGTGAAGACCTTTTTAAGAAGGTAACAGTTCTTCCTGATGGTAAGAATCATGGTTTAGTATTTGTATTGGACTGGTCTGGTTCTATGAATTATGTTCTTGAGGATACTCTTAAGCAACTTTACAATTTAATTTGGTTTTGTAAGAAAGTTCAGATTCCTTTTGAAGTATATGCTTTTACTAATGAATGGATAGGTCGAGATCCTGTTGGTCAAAAAGAATCTCATTATGAGGAAAGAGAAGGCTTGTTATGTGTGGAACCTACATTTACATTAATGAATATCTTTACCAGTAAAACTAATGCTAAAGATCTAGAACATCAGATGAAAAATATTTGGAGAATTTCTCATTGTTTTGGTGATAGATATAGTTGTGCATATCAATACCCACCTAAATTATGTCTTTCAGGTACTCCTTTAAATGAATCTTTAGTTGCACTACATCAAATTCTTCCAAAATTTCAAAAAGAAAATGGTGTAGAAAAAACCCAATGTATTATACTGACTGATGGTGAATCTCATCCACTTCCTTATCATAAAGAAGTAGATCGTCATTGGGAACCAGAACCTTATTTGGGTTCTCGTAATGTTAATCCAGAACTTACTACTATAAGAGATCGTAAACTTGGAACTACTTATAGATTTGGATATGGTTATCATCATTTTACTGATGCACTTCTTACTAATTTAAAAGATAATTTTCCATCAGTGAACTTTATTGGTATTCGTGTTCTTCAGAAGAAAGATGGTATGAGATTTGCACGTATGTATCATTCAGAGTATGATAAGGCATTTACTCCTATTGAAAAGGAGTGGAGAAGAACAAAGAGTTTTGTAATTAAGAACTCTGGATATGATGCATACTTTGCAATGTCATCATCAGCTCTTGCAGATGATGCTGAGTTTGATGTTGATCATGATGCAACTAAAGCACAAATTAAAAGAGCATTTGTTAAATCTCTTAAAGTCAAGAAACTAAATAAAAAGATTCTTGGTGAATTCATTTCATTGGTGGTATAATAATATCATGAATATCTTTGTTACTGATCCAGACCCTGTTACATCTGCTCAATGTTTACCAGATAAACATATAGTTAAGATGCCTTTAGAAACATGTCAGATGCTTGCTATTGTTTGCTCTGAGAAATGGGGTCATGGATATGGTGTACTTCATAAAAAAGATGGTACATTATATAAAACTGATAAGGGTGCGTTTCGTAATCACCCATGTACAGTATGGGTAAATGAATCTATCGTAAATGCAGCATGGTTATTACGACATGGAATGGCATTATGTAAAGAGTATATGGATCGCTATGGTAAAGTTCATAGTTGCGAGAAAACTATACTAGAAGCAGGATGCCTTATTCCTTTTGTTGATACAGACAGAGTTAGACCAAAATCTTTTACCAGAGCAATGCCTGATGAGTATAAACATGACACAAGCATTGACACTTTTACTGCTTACAAAAATTACATTATAATTATTTACGTAACCCATCCAGAAAACCAAATTGGATTTAATTATGACACAAGAAGAATACGATAAGTTCCCACAAGAATATAAGGAGATGATGAAAAAAGAATCTCGTCTCCTAACTAAAAGACAGTTGGAGATTCTTGATGGTGCGGAGCTTAAATCCCATGAGGGTATGGTATTTGGTCAGATGTATGCTGACTGGAAAGTTCGTAAATTACTGTTGCGTCCCTAAATATTTTTATGGATAAACCGTATGATGATTCAAATTGGAGAGAAGAGTACAAAGGGTACACTTCTAGTAAGTATGAGTTAGAGCTCTTGGAGAATGGTCCCAAGAGTCTTGCCCAGTCATGGATGATGGGTGCATTGCATAATAAATGGAAGAAGATGAAGGGTTATAAAGATCCTGAGCCACCCAATTGCCAGTCATCTTTTAAGGATTGGGAAACCAGTATAAAAACTGTCCACAAGGAGAATAAAACTTGAGTTTTTCGTGTATTATAGCCATATTGAAACACATTACACCATGTTCGAAATTAAAATGACTCGTGAAGAAATTATTGAGGGATTAAAAAGTAATTACGGAACTGAATTTACTGCAGCTGATGTGAAAGGGTTCTGTGCAATGAATGATATTGCTTATCAGACTGTTACTAAGAAGATTGAAGAGTTTAAAGTTGGTCGTGGTAAGTGGAATTTAGAAGTGACACAAAGGGCAGTTCGAAATATTGAGAATTCATTTAGTGCTCCTGCTGTTACTCCAGTTGTGGAACAGAATCTTATTCCAGAAAAAGATAATACCTTTGTAAAGTTTGGTCCTTTTAATGATATTAAGAAGATTATTCAATCTAAATTGTTTTACCCTACATTTATTACTGGACTTTCTGGGAATGGTAAAACGTTTAGTGTAGAACAATCCTGTGCTCAATTGGGTAGAGAACTTATTCGTGTAAACATTACAATCGAAACAGATGAGGACGATCTTATTGGTGGGTTCCGCCTTGTTAATGGCGAAACGGTATGGCACAATGGTCCAGTCGTCGAAGCATTACAACGTGGGGCAATCTTACTTTTGGATGAAGTGGACCTTGCATCTAATAAAATACTTTGTTTACAATCCATCTTAGAAGGAAAGGGTGTATTCCTTAAGAAGACTGGTGTATTTGTATCACCTTCTGTTGGATTTAATGTGATTGCTACTGCTAATACAAAAGGTAAAGGATCCGACGATGGTAGGTTCATTGGTACTAATGTACTTAATGAAGCATTCCTTGAAAGATTCCCTGTAACATTTGAGCAAGAATATCCAACACCTACTGTTGAGGCTAAGATTTTAAGTGGAGTTGCTGCTAGTGTTAAATTAATTGAACCTGATTTCTGTAAGAGACTTGTAGACTGGGGTGACATTATTCGTAAGACATTCTATGATGGTGGTATTGAAGAGATTATAAGTACTAGAAGATTGGTTCACATTATTCGTGCTTATGCTATCTTTAAAGATAAGGCAAAAGCAATTAGTGTATGTGTCAATCGTTTTGATGATGAAACCAAACAAGCATTCCTTGAATTATATGATAAGGTAGATGCTGACTTTGATTTAACTCAATCTGAAGCATACGGAGAATAAACAATGAGTAGGAAAATTCACACAGATGAGTACATGCAAGCAGGATGGGATGAATGCCCATCAGGTTGTCATCCATATCAAAGAGGTTCACGTCACAATAAAATTGGAATGTGGATTATGTGGACGTATTACGTTCTAATTGTTGG